GCGGAAGTGCATCGCGTTCTTCGCCGAGCTGCTGACCCACACCAAGGGCGACTGGGCGCGGCACCCGTTCATCCTGTCGCCCTGGCAGCGGCGCGACATCATAGAGCCGCTGATGGGCGAGGTGGTGTGGGACGAGCGGCGTCGCCGGTACGTGCGGCGCTACCGCATCCTCTACCTGCTGGTGGCCCGCAAGAACGGCAAATCCGAGCTGCTGGCCGGGCTGGTGCTGTACCTGCTGTGCGCGGACGACGAGGCGGCGGCGGAGCTGTACGGGCTGGCGCTCGACTCGGGCCAGGCGGCGCTGGTGTACCGGGTGGCCGCGAAGATGGTCGCCAACAGCGAAGTGCTGCGGGGCAGGCTCCAGGTCATCCGGGGCGCGGAGCGGATCATAGACGAGCAGACCGGGAGCTTCTTTCAGGTGGTGGCCGGGGACGCCGAGGGGAACTTGGGGGAGGAGCCCAGCGGCGCGTACATTGACGAGCTGCTCACCCAGAAGGACCGCGACCTGTTCGACGCGATGAAGACCTCCATGGGCACTAGGGCGCAGCCGCTCCTCATGCTGGCGACGACCGCGGAATCGGACCCGACCGGGTTCGCGGCGTCGGAGCGGGAGTGGTCCGAGCGGGTCGCCGAAGATCCCGAGCTGGAGCCCGAGCGGCTGGTCGTGATGTACCGGACGGCGGAGGATGCCGACTGGCGGAAGCCCGCGACGTGGAAACAGGCGAACCCGGCGCTCGGCGACTTCCTCGATCCGCGCGTGCTGGCGGCGGAGTGCCGCACGGCGCAGCGGAACCCGGCGGCGGAGCGGAGCTTCCGGCAGTTCCGCCTCAACCAGCCGGTGTCCAAGACCGGGCGGGCCATCGCGGTGCCCGCGTGGGATGAGTCGGCCGGCGAGTTTCCCTCGAGCGAGCTGCCGGGCGTGCTGGCCGGGCGGGAGTGCTACGGCGGCCTGGACCTGGCGGCCACCCAAGACCTCGCGGCGTACGCGCTGGTGTTCCCCTCCGGGGAGGGATTCGACGTGGTGTGGCGCCACTTCTGCCCGGCCCGGCAGCTCGCCGAGCTGTCCCGCCGGACGGGCGGGAAGGCGGAGCTGTGGGTCGCCCGTGGCGAGCTGACGCTGACCGAGAGCCAGGTCACCGACTACGGGGTGATCCGCGCGGCGCTGAACGCCGACGCCATCACCTACGCGATCCGCGAGGTGGCGTTCGACCCGTGGAACGCGGTCCAGCTCGCGGTCGATCTCGCCGACGACGGATTCACCCTGATCCCCTTCGCGCAGTCGGCGCGGAACATGTCGGCGTCCTCGACTGAGCTGCTGCGGCTGGTCGCGGACGGCGGGCTGCACCACGGCGGGTCGGCGATCATGCGGTGGCAGGCGGGCAACGCGGTGACCCGCACCGATGGCAACGGGAACGTGAAGTTCGACAAGGCCAAGAGCAGCGACAAGATCGACGGCCTGGTCGCTGCGGTGATGGGGCTGGACCGGGCGCTGCGGCGCACCGAGCAGTCCAAGGACTACGCGGCGGCCGGATTCTGAGGGAGGGACCATGACCGAGCTGGATGACCTGCGGGTGGCGTGCGAGCGCAAGCTCGACCAGCAGGCGGGCCGGGCGCGGCTCTATCAGCAGTACTACGACAACGAGGCCGGGATCATCGCGCTGCTGGAGGGCGAGGAGCGCCGGACCTTCAAGGATTTCCTGTCCGAGAGCCAGGCCAACTGGTGCGAGCTGGTCGTCAACGCGGTCGCCGACCGGATGCGGGTGATCGGGTTCCGGTTCGGCAGCGAGGAGGCCAACGAGACGGCGTGGGCGCTGTGGCAGGCCAGCACGATGGACGCCGATCACGGCATGGTGCAGAAGGACGCGCTGATCGCCGGGTCGTCCTTCGTGCTGGTCCAGCCCGACGACAGCAACCCCTCCGGGGTGACGATCACCGCCGAGTCGCCGCAGCAGGCCACCGTGCTGTACGAGCCGGGGAACCGCCGCAGGCGGCGCGCCGGGTACAAGCGGTTCCACGACGAGGCGGGCGACCCCGAGCGCGTGACGGAAGTGCTGATCACGCCTGAGTTCATCGCCACCTGGGAGCCGTGGACGCTGCGCGGCGCTGCGCAGCTCCCCATCGTGGAGGTGAACCCCGCCGGGACGGTCAGCCTGGTCGAGATCGTGCCGCAGCCGCGCGTGCTCGGGCACGGCCGCTCTGAGCTGCTGTCCGCGACGGTGATTCAGGACCGGATCAACACCACGATCTTCAATCGCTTGGTTGCGACCGACTACGGCGCGTTTCGGCAGATATGGGCGACGGGGATCAAGGTCGCCCGCGACGTGATCAAGACCGACGAGGGCGGCGAGGCGGTGCGGGTCGTGCGCCCGTTCGACATCGGCGCGAACCGGCTGCTGACCAACGAGAACCCGGACGGCCGGTTCGGCGCGTTCGGCGAGTCCACGCTGCGCGGCTACCTCGACTCGGTGGGCCAGGATGTCGAGCACCTCGCGGCGATCACCCAGACCCCGCCGACCTACCTCCTCGGCCACATGGTCAACCTGTCCGCCGACGCGATCCGCGCGGCGGAGGCCGGGCTGGTCGCCAAGATCGAGCAGCGCGCCCTGCACCTGGGGGAGTCGTGGGAGGAGGTCATGCGGCTGGCGCTGGCGCTGATCAAGAACCCGGCGGCGGACAACCTGTCGGCGGAGGTGCTGTGGGCCGACTTCGAGACCCGCAGCGAGGGCCAGCGGGTCGATGCGCTGGTCAAGATGGCCACCCTCGGCGTGCCCCGCGAGATCCTGTGGGAGAAGTGGGGAGTCACGCCGCAGGAGATCGAGCGGTGGAAGGCGCTCGCCGCGCAGGAGGAGGCCGAGCGCGAGCCCGCGCCGGTCCCGCCGCCTCCGCCGCCGCAGCCCGAGCCTGAACCGCAGCCAGCGCCGTGACCAAGTGGGACTACGGCCCGGAGGGGCGCGCCTACCCCGTCGAGCGCGGCCAGGCGTGGGAGTGCGGATCTCACCTGTTCGTGTGCGCGTCGGCGTTCCAGGTGAATCATCCGCGGCCGCCGTTCCTGGTCTACAGCGACCCGCCGTGGAACCAGGGCAACCTGGCCAGCTTCCACACCAAGGCGGGGCTCACCCCGCCGGGGTTCACCTGGCTGGACCTGTACCGGCGGGTGATCTGGCTCGCTGCGGGCGGCCCGTGCTTCATAGAGGGCGGCACCCGGCAGGCTGACGCGGTGGCGGCCGAGTGCGCGGGCCGAGGGCTCTCCCGGCGATGGCCGATCACCTACTACCGGCGGCAGCCCGCCGTGCTGCACTACTGCGGGCCCGAGCTGCCGGACGGGCTGGACCCGACCGGAGTCGATGACGACTTCACGCCGGGCCTGGTGCTGAACGCCTACGAGCGCGCGACTGTCCTCGACCCGTGCGCGGGCCGGGGCGTCACCAGCCGCGCCGCGCAGCTCGCGGGCTGGGCCAGCGTTAACGTTGAGATCCACCCGAGACGGCTGTCCGCCGCGCTGGCGCGGATGCACTCGCTGACCGGGAACGACCCGATGAGGAGCACGCTATGACCACCCCCCCGGCACCCACCGACCCGCCAGCGCCGCCAGGCCCGCCAGCGCCGAGCCCCCCGACCCCGCCCGCGCCCGCGCCGCCGCCCGCACCGGGACCGCCGCCGAAGGCCCCCACGCTGGAAGACCTCACCAGGCTGGAGGCGGCGCTCGCCGAGGAGCGCAGGCTCCGCGCCGATGACCGCAAGCAGCTCGACCAGCTCCGCCGCGACGGCATGAGCGAGGCGGAAAAAGCCATCGCCAAGGCCCGCGAGGAGGGCAAGGCCGAGGCGGCGAGCGAACACGCGCAAGAGCTGGCCGCCGCCGAGTTCCGCGCGCAGGCCGCCGGGCGCGTCGCCAACCCGGACGCCGCGCTCGCGGTGCTCGACCTGGCCAAGCTGCTGAAGGACGGCAAGCCGGACAAGACCGCGATCGGGAAGCTAGTCGAGCAGCTCGCGGCGGTGCCGCCGCCGCCGGGGCGAGTCCCCGCAGGGCCGCGTGATGGCGGCAACGGGGAGGGCGACCTGTTCCGCGACATCATGCGCGGACAGCAGCGCTGAGCTGAAACGAGTCGTTTCGAGGTTGACGGCTGCGGCTGCCGGGGGGATGCTAGCCCGGATGCCGCGCGGCGTGATGCGGCGGCAGCCGGTAGCCGAATCCGGGCGCTTAACGAGGGGTGATCCCGAGGCCCGGCCAGCGTGCGGCGTGATGCGGCCTGGCCAGCGGTGGCGCGGAAACGCGGCGAGACCTATCCGACGTGTCTCGCTGAAAGGCCACTGATGCCGCTCTCCGACTTCTCGGGGATCATCCCCCACGAGTACAGCCAGCAGATCATTGACGAGGTGGAGCAGCAGTCAGCCGTGCTCCGACTCGCCCAGACGATGCCGATGGGCACGAAGATCACCGAGCTTCCGGTGACCGGCAAGCTCCCGGCCGCTCAGTGGATCACCGGGGCGAACCTGCCTCCGGGGGGCGCTGGACGTAAGCAGTACACCGACCTGTTCCTCAAGCCGCAGGTGATCACGGCTGAGGAGATCGCCGCCGTGGCCGCGATCCCCGATCAGTACCTTGAGGACAACACGATCAACCTGTGGAACTGGGCGCGGCCCAAGCTCGCGGAGGCCATCGCGCGGCGGCTGGACGAGACGGTGCTGTTCGGCGGCGCCGGAATCCCGCTCACCTTCCCGGTCGGCGGGATCACCGCCAACACCTTCTCGGTCCCGATCGGCAATGGCGGCGCGCAGAACCCGGCGACCAACCCGTTCCCGTACGCGATCGACGCGGTAGACGCCGTGAACAACGCGATGAGCTTCGTGGAGGGCCAGGGCCTCAACGTCACCGGGCACTCCGCGGACCTCGGCGCCAAGGGCCAGTTCCGAGGGGTCCGCGACGCGAACGGGTCGCTCCTGCTGGGCACGGAGCAGGTGGGCAACTCGGCGCGGCCGACCCTCTACGGCGAGCCGATCACCTACAGCCAGTACGCGCAGGTGACCGCGACCGACTTCATCACCGGGGCGTGGGACTACCTGGTGATCGGGGTCCGGCAGGACATCCGGTTCCGCATCGACCCGTCCGGCGTGATCCTCGGCGCCGACATGGCCAGCTCGGTGTCGGGCTTCCAAGACAACGTTGTGCCGATCAAGGTGTGGGCCAGGTTCGGCTGCACCGTCATCAAGCCGATCACGCCGCGCGTACCTGGCGGGGCGGTCCCATTCGCGAGGTCCCGGCTCCTCGGGCTAGTCCAGCCGCCCGACGCTCCGCTTGAGGACAGCGGCTCGCGCTCGACGGCCAAGAAGTAGACCGTGAGCAGCTCGCCGTCGTGGGAGGCGTGGGCGCCGCCGATCGCGCCGCCTGCGGATGGCGGGCTGCCTCGGGACGAAGCGCAGGCCATCGCGGATGCGTGGTGGGACGACGATCCGCACCTGGCCGCCGCGCTCATGTGGGAGAGCTACGCCGCGACGCTGCCTCCCGCGATGGCGGTCGCGCAGGTGGCGACCGGCGCGCAGTCGGTGAGCTACGGGCGGGCCACTCCAGGCGGCGAGCTGGGCATGGCGATGGCCCGCGCGACGTGGCACCGCTCGTTCACGAACGCGGTGTCGATCCCGCTCCGCAACGCGCATGACGACTTCCTGCCCCGGCCGTTCGACCCGAACTGGTGGGAGACCGGATGAGCCTGCTACTGGCGCCCGATCCGGTCGAGCTGTACCAGGCGGGCGACCTCGACTCGCACGGCTGGCGGGAGGAGGCCGGGCCGTCCGCTCGCCGGGTGTGGGCCGGGATGGGCTCGCTCCAGCTCCTCACCGGGGAATCGGACGCACGTGCGGCCGATGGCGGCGGGCACGGACCCCACGACCCGGCTCGCACCGACGACGGCAACCTGTTCCTCCCGGCCGACGCCGCTCCGGTCGAGGGCATGGCCGCCCGGATACGCGGCGAGGTCTACAGCCTCGCGCACGTCCGGCTGGTCACCGATCCGCTGAGCGACGACCTGACGTGCTTCGCGGCGACGGT